AGCCAACCAATGTGACATTGGTTTTTCCAGCAAACGTGATCGGCGCTGTGATGACATACGTACCAGCAGGGAACTCAAGAGTTCCTCCCGATGTAAGGGCTGTTGCTGCGTTTTGAATTGCAGTTGTCGAATCTGCAACTCCTGAAGGGTCAGCACCATGATCAAGCACGTTGATCGGCGCACCTTGAATCATTGAATAGGATACTTTTGTGAGAGACATTTCAATGATCCTTAAACATCGTACACAATGGACAAGCAGCAATAATCTTGGGCAATTTGGTAACCAGATGTTAAAAATTGAATGGTAGTTCCAGAAACAAAACTTCCATATGTGCCCTGCACTGATATGAGAAACGCAAGTCCAAAAGTTGGACCATTTTGACAATTTCCATTTGCTGAATAAGGTAGCCCAGTGATAATTGGATAGCCTGTACCAGCGGATGCCATAGCGACGCGTATGTTGATTGTCGCAAATACGCGATTACCAATTTTTGTGTAAAAGCCCTGTTGAGTTAAGTATGAGGTTATGGTTGGTGGTGTGCCGCTGCTGGACAAAACTGGCGTGAACGTACCTTCCTCATAGTCGTCCAACAACTCGCTGGTCATGCCAGCGGCATGAGGATCGGCAGAAAAGTCGATGCCTTTACCTGCGGTGCCGATGACGAGGTTGCCAGTGGATAGTGTCAGTTCAGTGGCGCTTATTGCGCGTCCAGCGGTCAGGTTTGCAACGCTGACCTGTCGGGTCACACCACCTTGAACAATCGGTAAAACCTCGGTACCCGCAAGCGGGGTGGTGGATGCGGGCAGTGCGGAGATTTTGGTATCGGCCATGACGGTTCCTTAGAAGTACAACACTTCAATGCTGGATGTGACTGGTGGGGCTTCGGAAAACAGCAACGTTGTGCCTGTTACCGAATATGTGTTTTTCTGTTGGTACACCCCGTTGATATACACCTGAGTTGTGTTCTCATTAAACGGAGCGTTCGACAACGTAAAACTGACTTGCGCCCCAGTACCGGTAAAGTTGTTGACGTAGTTACCCGCAGCGCCGGAACTCGACACATTGTCATACGTGGCAATCGTCACATCAGTGCTGGTCTTGAGCACAAACTTGTACAGCGTTGACGCAACGAGCCAAATTTCACCGCCCGGCACACGACCAGCAGCATCCAACACAATTGGGTTAGTGTGTGCGGTAATGCCGGTGGACGACGTGTACGTTGGTTGGTTGGTTGTTGTACCAGCCAGATATGTGAAAATCTTGCCACCAGACAACGGGTTGCCGTTGTTGTCAAAAAATTGCCAACCAACGCCACCAAATGCTGAAAGATTTACAGCGGGCATGTGTTACTCCAAGAGAATCAAGCCACCGTCCTCTTGCACGAGGTTGTTGCCTGATTCGGTGAGAAGGTTACTTTGTGCCTGTTCGCTGCCGCGACCGCCGAACAGCGAAATAATGCCACCCAGCCCAATGCCAACAGCGTTGCGAACAGCAAGAAAGCTCATTTTGTGTTCATCGGTTTGCAGTACACCGTGCCACCAGAAGAAATCTGGATGGCGCTCACTCGCCACAGACCGGATGTGCCGGTGGGGACTTTGAATGGGATGGGTGTAAATGCGGGGATCGGGGTGCTTGCGGTTGTTGCCACAGCGCCTTCACCCACTTCAACATAGCAGGGTTCTGTGGACCAAACCACAACACCTTCAGGACCAGCGGGCCAGCCAGATGTGTTGGCCGCTGTGCCCGTGAAGGTAGCAGTTTGAGCCGGGAAATTGGCTTTGGCGAGGGGGTTGAGAAGTTCCATGATGGCTCCTTATGCCAGAAATTTTAACTTGTAAATGGCCGACAGGTAAACAGCAATGATTTCGTCAATGATGTTCTGCAATGTCGTGTCGGTCTTGCCGCAAACCTTGTACCGGTTTTCCTCGATGTACGCCAGCGAGTCCTCCAAGAAAGGCAAGATTGCACCGTCCTTGCGGGCTGACTTGAGCGAGATGGGGCCAATTAGACCATGACGGCCTTGGTACGCCTCGGCAAACTTGTCGGCAGCGTCCAGCACATCCTCGTAGAAGTGCCCAAGCGCCTTGTGTTTTGAGTATGAACGGGTGTTGAGGTGGACGGAATGGGCCACATCCCGCGCCAAAAACAACTCACCCATGAAATCAGCGCAACTCATTACATCATCCCTTCAGGTGGCATTTGACCCTGTTCGGGGGCCATTTGGGGCTGCTGCATCGGCATCTCAGGCATCTGCGGGGCACCACCGATCAAATCACCAGTGTCCATCGCTGCGGCGATTGTGCCCATCACAATGTCCTGAATCTGTTCGGGCGACATGCCAGCCTGCACAGCGGAAATGCGCTGTGTTTCGGCAGAGTATGCCTTGATGTCAGCTTCAAACTGCTTGATCTGCATCTCGCGGGCTTCCATGCTCTGATTGACGTTTTGCAACATCTGGAACATGTTCTCCATCTCAGCGGCCATCGCCTCCATCTGCTGGTTGGCAGCGGCCAAGGCTGGATCGTCTTCGTCGGCCAGCACTTTGGGGTCGATGGTCTTTTTGAACCGCTTGGCGAGGTCTTGAGCACCGGGCCAGTCCATGTTCTTGACAAACAGGTCGCCAGCAACTTGCCACAACTGTGGGTTGCCTTGCAGCAACTGGGCCATGCTTTCCAGAGCCTCTTGACGCTTGGTAGCGTAGCCGGGGCCGGTGATCACGCGCACATCGTACTTGCCGACAGCAGGGTTGTAGATTTTCTCGATCAACACACCCTCTTGGTCCACGATCCGCTTGACAGGTTCTTCCTGCATCGGGTTCATCTTGACGGTTGATGGCTCACCATCTTCACCAATGATGCGGGCGATGCGCTCGGTGTCGTAAATTTTGGGGATCAAATCCACGAGTTGACGACCAATGTGACGGATCGCACGGGCCAAGTTGTCAACGTAATGGTAGGTGCCAATGTCGCCTTCACGCTGGCGGGCCAAGATGGCTTTGCCGGAACGCTCGTTGCTGGTCATGCCCAGCGATGCGTTGTACTGGCCGGTGGCCGACTTGATGTCTTCAGCAGCACCCGCCTTGGCTTGCAACAGACCGCTGGAGGCCATTGGAGGCTGTGCCCGCTGGGGTAGTGGCAACACAGCGCCTTGGCCGTCTGTAACGTCTGGGTTGACTTCCAGATAGGGCCAGTTGTTCGTGTTGGCAGTCTTCCACTGCTGCTCGTAACCCTCAAACTGACCACCGTACCCGATGAACGGGGCTTTGGGGGCCAGTGCCAGCATCTCAGCTTCCTGCGACACCCAGTAGTTGTACATGCGCTGGGCATCCTTGGCGTTGCGCACCAAGCCCGACACGTACATCTGGCCGTCCACCTCAAACTCGTTGCCGACCACGCGCACCACGGGGATGTAGGCACCGGCCCACTCGCGTTCTTCAAGGATGTCGTAGCCGTTGATCTTGCACCACTTGACCTTTTTGCGGTCAGCTTCGCGGGTGCGAATCGGCTTGCCGAACATCATGCGCAGTGTCTTGTCCTCGGGCGTACCGCTGAACGCAGTCTGGTTGCCGGGGTACAAGTTGAGCGTTTGTTTCTCGTACTCAATGTAGAAGTACTCGGCGATGCGAACAGTGTTTTCACCGATCCACTGGGCGATGGACTGATCGCCCACGCCAAGGCTCATGAGGGTGCTGATGGGCGCTGCATCGGGGTACAGACGCTCATATTCAGCTTTGGTCAAGTCTTCCGTGACAAAGCACCAGCGGGCATCTGCGCCCGTGGGGTCTTGAATCATGGGGTCCATGTAGACGCTGAAGCTGTTGCGGATGCGCCCGATCTTGATGTCCTGATCGAATGTCTTCTCGTCGCAGTACTCGGTCAGCAGACGGATGTAGCCTTCGCCGTAAGACACTTGGTTTTCGCAAGCGGTGTCGTAGGCCACGTCAGCATCGGAGATGTACTCGATGTGGCGAATCACGCCGTTGAACACGTCTGCCACGTCAACATCGGCCTTGTCGTCAGCCGGGATCACTTTGATGCCGGGACGGTTCATGCGCTGCTCGTTCGTCACTTGATGAACGTGCTGCGGCAGCTTGTTGATGGTCAGGCAGGGGCGGGCGTTGATCGTTTGACCCTGCACGGCACCACGAGTCTGGAGCACGTCAGCGGGCCATTGCCACTGATTGTCTGGAGAGCCTGCGTAGAACCGCAGGTCATCGAGTTCGTCTTCCCGAGTTTGGGAAAACGCCGCCATTGCCATTTTCATGCGTGAACGGGCAACGGTCAGAATATCCTCGGAACCGCCTTTTGACGGGTTCGGTCCGTTTTTTGCCACATTTGCTGCGGCTACGATTCCGGTGGTGTCTTTCATGCGTCAAATACTCCGAGGGTGTGTGATTCCCTCATGACCAGAAGGTTGTCACCTTCCCATTTTAAGTCCTGACCGATGGAATCACCAAATAGCACCTTGTCGCCGACTCTCACGTCTTTGGCGTTTGGGCCAACGGAGATTACCACACCTGTGCCTGTTTGTTTCTGCTTCAGGAGGATGAAAAGCTCGTGTTTTTCCATGTCTGGGCGCACGATCAGGCAGTCTTGCAGGGCTTGAATGGTCATTTTTTGGGCTTCATTGTTGGTTTTTTGGCAGCTTCACGCTTGACTGAGTAGGCAATCGCAACTGCTTGTTTTTGGGGTTTCCCGGCTGCTACTTCAGCCTTGACGTTCTTGCGAAACGCCTCTTTTGAGGGTGACTTGACGAGTGGCATTACTTGGCCTTTTTGGCAGGTTTGGCGGTCTTGGCCGACTCTTTAAAGTCTTTGTTGGTGGGCGCACCAGCAGAGCCGGGTTTGCGCATCTTCTCGCCAGAGCCAGCCGCGATGCGGGCGCGTTTGGCGTTGATGTTTGCATAGAGTCCGGGTTTTGTAGCCATGATCAGCACTTCCATCGTTTGAGTGATGCCTTGGCCCGTTCTGCTGGACCTTTGGCGTTTTTGACAACCCCTTCCATGCGGGCACAGAACGAGTCTTTGCGGCCTTGATCGGCCTTTGTCTTGGGGCTGGGCGCGGGGGCTTTGAGATTGGATCCAGTCTCGCGGTTGTACTTGGCGCGGCCCTTTTCAGTCAGGCCAGCACCCTTGGATGCGGGCAGCTTCTCGCCACGACCGACACTCAGAGACACGCTTTTCTTGGTAGCCATCACGAACCCATCCATGAAGTTGTGGCTGCACCGTTTTGAGCGTTGCGCCGGGTGATTGTGCGTTCATTGTACTCCCGATGTGCCACAGGGTACGCGAAGGTCACGGCGATGGCGTCAGCCGCATCGGGGGACGCTTGTCCACGGGCTTTCATTTCCTTCTTGCCTTCCAAAAAGATGGTGCCTGCCGAGTTGGGTTTCTTCATCGGGCCGACCAGATCGCTCTTGAGCAGCCTGTCCTGCGGGATGCTGGCGGTCTTGAGCCAGTCGCGCATCGCACCCCAAATCTCAGCCCGCTTATTGCCCCACATGGTCGGGTTCTTGGCCTTCCAGCCAAAGTTGACCCCGCGCACTTTGTACTTCTGCTCGGTCAATCTGTCAAGGATGCCGTATCCAAGGCCACCCTCGTCGATCACGGTCAGTGCTGGCCGGTACTCCTCGATGGCGTCGATAACATGGCCCACAGTGGTCATGGTGTCGTCACCACGGAACCGCTTGATCGCCACGATGTCCCGCCCTTGGCGCACGGCGATCACGGTGCTGTCCATGCCGCCCCGGGCCGGGTCCACGCCCACGATGATGGGCGCGGTCATGTCCTTGTGCAGTTGCCGCTTCATGGCGTCATCGACAAGGTGTGGTGCGATGAACTGGTCTTGGCCCGACTTGGGGAAGTCACCGTAGACCTCGACCCGGGCCTCGTCCGAGTCCTCACCGTACTCGTTGATGATCTGCTGGTAGATGGTCTTGTCGGTGCCTTCTACTGTGCGGGCGTCGATCTTCTCGCTCTCCCAGAACTCCCGCTTAACACCGTCCACGGCCTCATAGAAGTACCCGGTGTTGCGACGACCGTTGCTGAACGCGAACCAGTACCGGTCCAAGATGTTCTCGGTGAAGAAGCCCGCAGCCACGGACCAGATGCTGTCCGGGATACCGCTGGCCTCATCGAAGATCACCATCATGCCGTCCATGTTGTGGACACCGGCGTAGGCGTCAGGGTTCTCCTCGGACCACAGCTTCCCCTCGGCACCCCAGTACCGGGTGCCTTTGCGCAGGTCACGCTCGACCAGTTCGGTCAACCAGTTGGCCGGGTTCAGGCTCGTGGCCGTGGGTTCCCACCAGTGGGCGTTGATCGCCATCGTGACCCACTTGGTCAACTCACCCCATGTCACTTTGCGCAACTGGTTCTCGCTGTTGGCCGACACGATGACAGACGAACCAATGCGCGTACTCAGCATCCACAGGATCAACCAGCTAACCAGTGCTGATTTGCCCACCCCCCGGCCAGAGGACACAGCCCTGCGCAACGCGTCGATCAACTGGTCGTTGGTCAGCTTGCCCCGGTTCTCCTTGATGAAGTCCCGTATCCTGCGCAGTGCTCTCCTCTGCCATGCACGAGGGGCTTTGAAGTGTTCGAGGGGTGTGTTCTTCTGCCCCCAAGGGAACACAAAGAGCACAAACGCCTCGGGGTCGTCCTTGATAGACGGACTCCAAAGCTGGGCCATGAGCGTTTGCTCATCTTCTGGGCTGTACCGGGGCTTCTGCATCACTTCTCCATTCTGCGGGCAAACTCAGCCATGAGTTCTTGGGCGATTCCTTGAATGGCGTAGGCTTCTTGCTCACGCCCGGGGCGATCTTCGCCGTAGTAGGCGCACCATTCTTGCCAGATGTGAACAGCTTCGTGCACAAGCAGTCCCGCAATTTCAACGGGTTTGCGATCTCGTGTGTCGCGCAGGCAAACGATTGCCACTTGCCCGTGATTTGAATGGGCGTGATGAACTGTCGCATCTGCTTGAGGGGTTTTGATCCACGGGTCTGTCATTTCCAGACGGCAGTGTTTCATTGCGGCGCGATATTCGACCTCAGACAGACAAAGGCAGAGATACGGTCCGGGTGCACTGATTCGCCGGTCAAGCCATTTGATTTTCATTTGGGCTTCTTTCCAAAGATCGCGTCCCAGTTGTCGCGGAACTTCTGGGGGTCGGGGATCGGTCTAGGCGCGGAGCCTTTGCCACCATCACTCATCACGGTTCTCCAGTCGAGGGGTTACGTCAATGACCTCACCCTCAATCACCCGGGCTTGGGCCTGCGCCAGCGCCTCGGTGATAGAGATGGTGCCACCCAGTTCAATTTGTTTCGTCTCGCCGTAGCGTTTGCGATTGTGTGCACCCATGAGCCACTTGCGCGTGTCGATGCGCAACTTGTCGCGGTTCACCGTGTCGTTCGAGTTGGCGTCGATGGACTCGACCCCATCGGCAATCTCCAGAATCTCACCCGCAAGAAACTCAGTGCGCATCTCCTGCGCTTCCTTGAACCGTTCATGGCGAACGGGGTCACGCTTTACCCAGCGCAGGAAGTCCTCATACGAGATGGCCCGGTGGTCATCCTCAATCAGCGATTGCAGGGACCGGCCCCGGTAGATGTCTTCCACGACCCTCTCGAAGATTTGCTCATATTCGACATGCAGCAACGCCCTTGCAGCCTTCGAGGTTCTGAGGGGTTCTGGGTCAGGCACGGACAGCCAGTTGGGCAGTTGATTTTCACTGGCGACAGCCGTGCCTACAAACGAGGTGTTCTCTTGTTTCATAGTGCCGTGATGCTATCACATGAGGATGGTGTTGTGTAACGTGGATGCAATGGAGTAAGTGAACCCATTGGGGTCAATGATTCGTAGAAGCATTTACCCATTGGGTTTCTGATTTTCTAAAAAATTTTCAGAGTTTCTGTGATGCCTACATAGCCGGACCATCGAACTCGCTGGCCCTACCCCCTCCCCTCGCCCCAGCGACTCCCGGGCACCACTGCAACCGCGCACCCAGCACGGACACCCCAGCACCCGCGCACCCACTGGGTGCGGAGATTCGCGCACCACTTACACCCAGTGGGTCCACGTGTCCGGGTACTTTGGGCGGGCAAAGTGGGCACGGAATACGCGCACCCAGTGGGTCCGGGGTTCAATCGAGAAACCGGGGAAATTCCCCAGAATCTGGGGAAAGTGGGCACCCAGTGGGTCTGTGTTACCGTGTTTATGCAGCACGGCACCGGAATAACCTTTCCCGCGTGCGCGACCCTTAGATTCAATACGATTTTTAAACAGTCTTTTAATCCGAGAATCCTAGAATCAGATACCCCTAGCTTCTAGGCAATTTGTCACAACAATGTAGAAGTGTGGTAACATGGAAACACTTAACCAACGGAGCACAACCCATGCTAAACAGACAAGCCCTTGAAGATGCCGTTTATGCGGCGTACCCTGACCTTGAGATGTCCGACATCGAACGGCTACCCAGCGAAAAACTCGACTACATGCTGGGCGTGAGACAAGGCCGCTGGAAACTACCGCGAAGCAAGAAAGCCGCCGAACCCGAAGCCAAGACGATTTGGCAAGAAGTCGGGGAGCGTTACGAAGTGCGGGGCGGCGTGTTGGTTCACGTTGAATCGTGGCGCGTGTCGAATGATGCCGGGTATGACGTGCGCGAATACGTGCAGCAATGCGGGGAGCGTGTTCTCTTTGAAGGCCGCACCCGTTCAGCGTCAATCGTGGCGCACTACCTGACCACTGGCGAATGGGTAAAGCGAATCCCGAAGCCGCGCCGCATTCGTGCAGTCGTGCGGGATGGTGCGCGAGTGGTGCACTTGGGTTACTTCGCAACCGTGGAAGAACGGGACGCCGCAATTTTCGCCCACAAGCTAGGAATAACCCCTAGTGAATAATTTACCCAGTGGGTATTGACAATTAGACCCAGTGGGTTAGAATTGAGCACATCAACAACCCGTAACCGTAAGGACTCGACACCATGAACCGCCACGCCCTGCACTATCTCGATTTGCACCCCGAACCCCTGAAGACTGACGAACCCGCCCCGCTGATGATTTGGGCGGGTGCAGCCTTCGCACTGGGTGCCCTGTACCTGTTGACCGTGTTTGCCTTTTCCCTGTAACCCGTAATTTGTAAGGACTGACCATCATGACAACCGCAACCCTTGACACAATCGAAGCACTCGAAGCCCTGCCCGTCAAAATCGACTATGTGGCCGAAGTTCCCAGCAAGTGGGGCGAATCAAACCCGCGCACCGTTGACCAGTGGCGCGTGACTATTTCGAGCAAAGCCGGTCTCCACTCGTTCGACTATTTCACCGGCTTGGGACTGCGCACCCCGATCCCCGCGCTTTATTTGGCACATAACCCGCCACGCAGGGGGACACTGGCTTATGAGCAACTCGAAAAAGCGCACCGCAAACCCAAAGCCCCAAAAGTTGCCGACGTGCTGCACTCGCTGATCATGGACTCAAGCGCAGCGGATGAAAACTTTCACGACTGGTGCGACAACTACGGGATGTCGTCAGGCTCAGTTAAAGCCATGAACACCTACAAAGCGTGTCTGGAGATTGCCGTGGCACTGCGCAAACACTTTTCACCCGACACCCTGCGCCAAGTGCGCGAACTGTTGCAAGACTACTAAACCCGGAGCACTGACTATGAAACACACTTTTAAATTGTCCATTGACTGCGCGAACGCTGCATTCTGCGAAGGCGACACCCCGACACCAGAAAGCGCAGCCCCTGAACTGGCCCGCATTCTTCGCGCAATTGCTGACCGTATCGAGTCCGGCGACACTTTCGACACTTTCCGCAACTGCCACGACATCAACGGCAACACCGTGGGCACTTTCGCCCTTAAGACGGAGCAATAAACCATGAAAACCGATTTCAAAGTTTACCCCCGCAAAATTCACGTTTACTGCAAAGGCGCACCCAAGACAGCCCCGCACCTGTCGCAGTTTTACGCATGGTCAACGAACGCCTATAAAACGTGCCGCGATGCCGTGGCCGCTGCAAAGGCGCTGCACCCCTCCCAAGAATTTACCGCCCGTTTCGCAAAGGACTGAACCATGAACGCCTACATTCAAACCCACGCAACCCGCCCGGACGGTTCCCGCGATAGTTTCGCCACGGTGGCCGTCGATTGCAAAACCGCACCCCTGTGGTGGCAAGAACGGGGGCTTTCGTTCACCGCTACCGGGTACGGTTCCCGCATCCCCACGCCCCACATGGTCAAATTTAACGGACGGTGGCGGCGCGTCTACTGCCGGATTTTCTCGAACATCGGCACCCTTTTTATCGGCCACGGCGAAAACCGTTTCACTGTCAATTTGGAGAATTGAAAAATGAACACGCAACAACTGACCACCGAAGAACAAGAACGCGCCGCATATATGGCGGGCGACACCCGGGCCGCTGAACTACTGGCCCAAATTGCCCAACTCGAAGCCGAACGGGATGCACTGGCCGAAGAACTGGAAAAGGCGCGGGAACGCTTGCCCGTTCGGTTTTTTATCGTTGACTATGACCTAGACGAAGGCCCGGATATCGTGGAAGTTGACGAACGGGACTTTTTAAGCGCCGATGGTTCGATTAAGTACGAACGCCACACCGTGTTTCAAAATGGCGTGGATCAAATTTGCCTGACAAAGGGGTTTGAGTGATAACCGCCCTTTTAATCGCCCTAGCCGGTGTCGTTCTGGTCCCGCTAGTCTCTGACTTTCTCGACCTATAACACCACGCGAACCCGTAACCCATTGAAAGCCTGAACCATGAAACACCAAATCAAACACCGCTTTACCGAATCCGTTCTTTTTGAATGCGACTTGCCCGACGACACCCCGTCCGGACTGGTCACCCGTCACGCTTTGGAAAAAGCTACCGCCGCCGGGGCCTACCTCGACGGGGCCTACCTCGACGGGGCCTACCTCGCCGGGGCCAACCTCGACGGGGCCAACCTCGACGGGGCCTACCTCGCCGGGGCCAACCTCGACGGGGCCTACCTCGCCGGGGCCTACCTCGCCGGGGCCAACCTCGACGGGGCCAACCTCGACGGGGCCAACCTCGACGGGGCCAACCTCGCCGGGGCCTACCTCGACGGGGCCTACCTCGACGGGGCCTACCTCGCCGGGGCCAACCTCGCCGGGGCCTACCTCGCCGGGGCCAACCTCGCCGGGGCCTACCTCGCCGGGGCTTTATTGGTGGGCGAACGTCCAATTTTTCAAATTGGCCCCATTGGGTCACGTTGCGCGTATTTCACGGCATATCTGACAAGCGAAGGTGTGAAACTTCGGGCGGGTTGTTTCTTTGGCACCGTGGACGAATTCACCGCGAAATTGTCTAAAGAACACGGGGGCAACATCCACGCGAAAGAATACCGCGCCGCCCTTGACCTGATCCATTATCACGCCGGATTGTGGACACCGCCGACACCTTGACCACGCGAACCCATAACCCCCAGCCCCTGAATTAGCGTTCAAGGGCATTTTTTGACCCTAGCACATAGGACACTCCCACCCATGAACGAAACCCCCCTGAAACAACCCAAAACCCCGGCCCCCGGTACCGTGGCCGAACGGGTACGCCAAACCGTGGACCGCCTGAACCTCGACGAACCCCAGGCCGCTGAATATTTTGGCGTCCCCGTGTTCACCGTTCGCAAGTGGTGCACGGGCGAACGCGAACCCGGTGCAGCCGTGGCCCGTCTGCTTGATGTGCTGGGACTTGTCGAAGCACTGGCCCCGGCGCTGCATGATTCTTTTTTGCCGCCCGTGAGCACAACACCCCCGCGCAAGCGTGGCCGGGTGAAGAATTTGGCTGGAGAAATCGGTCATGTCGAAAAATCCGATTCCCCCGACTCAACCGATTCGATTGACAATTTGGTCATGTTAAAAAATCCCGGTTGAAGGAGTCAACCATGAACGCACTTGAACACTATGACCGCCTCTATGGTGACATGGACCTGAACCCCCAAGACGCTGCCCGATTCGTGTTTGTCTCGGGCTGGAATAGCGCAATGGAAGAAGCCATGAAGCGCGTGAATGCCATGCCCTTTGGCAATGACACCCGGGCATCGTTTGCCATCTATTTCCAGCAGATGATGATGGTTGACCCCTCGGACATTCAGGAGAAGATGCAATGAACATCGTGATCTACACCAAGACCAACTGCCCCAACTGCACCACGGCCAAGCGGTTGCTGGACAGCAGGGGGATCGGGTTTGAGGATCGGGACATCGAGGTGCCGCTGTGGTTTGAGACATTGAACATGCTTTACCCAGAAGCCCGACAAATGCCCCAGATTTTCATCAACAACCAGCGTGTCGGTGGACTCGCTGGACTTCAAAACGCACTCAAGGAGTTAGGACTATGACCGAATGCAAACACCGCTGGCTGCTCACCCCATCGCCACACCGCACCCAGTACCACTACCAGTGCGCCCGATGTGCCCAAGTGGCATGGGCCACGCTTAAGGAGAAGGCAGAATGAGCAGCAAGCCAAACATCCATGACATACTTAAGAACGCCTGCGAGAAGTTCGGCCTGACGATGGGCGAGGCTTTAGCAATCACAAAAACACCGTTGCACCCACGCGAGCTGCGCGACGACTTTGCTGGCAAGGCGATGGCATCCGTGATTGCCCGAGGTGACGACACAAACCGCCCCGGCATGGCCGAGTGGTCTTACGCAATGGCAGACGTTATGCTGAAAGCGAGGAACGAATGAAGCCCTGCACCGACTGCAACAGACCCCGACTGCCCGAGGGCGGGGTGCAAATGTCACCGACCCGGTGGATTTGCGCCCAGTGTTGGCGGAAATTCTTTACCAGTTAGGTAAACAAAAAAGGCCCGGTCAATCCGGGCCTTTGTCATTCCATCGTGTCAGGGTCATACCCCTTGACCAGTTTGCGCTCCTTGCCCTTGTCGTAGGCGTGGCGGTAGATGTAGTCAGCGTGGCGCTGCTTGGCCTTGAGCACCTGCTCCCGGTAGTCCTTGAACATCGTGGGCAGCGTGGGGTTGATGGCCCACATCGCACGGTGCTTGTGCAGTTCCTCCTCGATCTTGACAGCCCACCCGGCCTGCTCCAGCACCAGCATGGCGTCCATGACCATTTGGTCCTTTTGCCATTCGGTCTTGCCCTCCAGCTTACGCCGTGCTGACCGCTTCAGGGTGCGCAGGTCGATCATGGTGATCTCGGTGCTGTTCTGGATGATGTGGTCGATCACCCACTGGTCAAAGTCATTCGAGATAGCCCCGGCCACTTCACCCAGTGCGTAGCGGTAGGCGGGGATCACGTAGCCCTTCACGAATGAGATGACCCTGTGGACAACATCGGGGGCAACCTGTGGGCTGAATGGAGACTCGATGACGTGGAACAGCAGGATTAACCGGCCAGCCAAGCCCTCCAGCTTGCCGAAGGCCGTCATGTACTCAGGCCCGCTGTCCAGCACCCTCTCGTCTTGCTTGGCCTCCTCGTACCATGCTTGGAACTCACGGAACACGGTGTACGCATCGGGCGACAGTTGATAAGTCTGTGGGGGCAGCGCATAGGTCAGGCGCAGGGTGTTCTCCCACGCTGCGGCGCTGGTCAGGTACTCGGGCACCGGCTGGCCCAGCTTGGTCTTGCTGCCGCGCAGGATGGCGGGGATGAATCGTTGCAGCAGGCCGTCAGCCGACAGTGGTGCCACGCTGGCCCGGAACACCGCTGGCTGGATGTTCCCGTAGATGCTCACGGCCAAGTTCTCGCAGTGGATCGACCCCGCGCCCACTCGGTCCATCTCGTAGTGTTCTGACTCGTAGCTGACAACCCATGCAGAGCGATCCTCGCCACTGGTCTTGTCTGTCAGCTTGCGCACCCAACTGTTCATCTCATCGAGGTGGCACAGCAGGCCACGAGGTCGGTCTGCCGCTTGGCGCACCAGCTTCTGACTCGTGATGTCGGACACCGTGATCTTCAGGGGCACGGGCTGGGGTGGCATCTCGGGAACCAGTGGGGCTTGATCAGCACCCAACAAGGCATCGGGCGAAGATGACCATTCGAGGAAGCCCTTTTTGGCCGCAGCATAGGCCGCTTCCTTGCCCTCCCAGTCCAGCAGTTCCTTGCCGTAGCGGGGCCGGTCCTCGGCTTCGATGTTCTTCAGCGGCGACAGCATGGGCCGCGATCCGGGTGACTTCTTGTCCGCTGGATCGCCCAAAGTCATGAGCCACAGCACCGGGGGCACACGAAACCCCGGCATGAGTTCCAGCCGAATGCGGGCATCAATCACCCCGCAGACAGCGGCCAACCCAGCGAACAAAGGGACCAAAGGGTCACAGCCCACGCTTTCTGAAATCTCAGTGGATCGGGTCTTGAGGATGTTGGGCCACAGGGACAGGTCCATCTCGGGTGGCTTGGGCCGCAGGCCATCGAGTACGTTGATCGGCTCCATGACGGGCACCTCAACCTTGCTGAACAACTCGGACGCATCGGGCAGGGGTCTGGACCAGCCGTGGGACTTGGCAATGTGAAACAAGGTGCCCAGCTTGACCGCTGTCGCTTTGTCAGGCTTGAAGCTGATCCACTGCGTCAGGATTTCACGCTCCCCGGGGTACTTGGTCTGCGCCGTGGCGCTCCACTCGTTCCACAGCGACAAAGCCTGCTCAAGCTGCTCGGTTTGAATGCCCGCCCAGTGCAGGGCCATGCCGATGCTGACCCACTCGTCGCGGGTGCAGTCAGCGGGCACCGCATCGAGTGCTTGCCTGATCTCCTCCCATGAGGCGTCAATCGAGCCGTCCGTGGCGATGGTGCGCTCTTTGTCCTGCGCCAGCATCCCACTCCACAGGTCCAGCAGGGCTTGAGGGATCACCGGCATCCGGGTCCAGTGACCGTGGCCTGCCCAGTGGTAGGGCTGGCGTGTCTCGGGGTGGATTGATGGGGGCAGCACGTCCTGCACCGTGAGACCGCTGACCGTGGCGCAGCGCAACTCGTAGGCCGTGATGCCGCTGTGCATGATCTTCTTCGATGGCAGCGCAGCGCCGAAGGGCATCGCGTACAGCAGCTTGCCGTGCCCGGGCTTGCCCGAATTGATCACCACGGCGTCAGGCGCATCGTAGAGGGCTTGCAGATCAATGCCATGCTCTGCCAGCAGACTGGTCGTCACGGTCCAGTTGTCGATGTCCAGCGCCATCGTGCCGCTGTACGCATGGGCCAAACCGATACCGTAGCCCGGGGGCAGGTCGCCTTGGGCCTTGAGGGCGTTCTGTTTGAGGTTCCAGCCCGGGGTGCGCGGCCCCTTGGTGTTGGCTGGAATGGGCACAAGTGACCAACCGTGTCTGATGTAAGCGTCAACAGACGCTGGATGTGATTGCACAGTCTGTGGTGCTGTCATAGAATAATCCCGTTGGTGATTGCAGTTGCCGACACTTCGTTCATTGAGCTTCTCCTTCAAAGCCCCGGTCTAACCACCGGGGCTTTTCTTTTTTCCAAAATAATTTCAAATCAGTTGCACAATGGTATCACAGTCGTGCTACACTGCGTCATCGGTCAAGGAAATTATTTATGACATCACCCAAATCCAAATCAGCGTTCATGACTGTCCGAGTGACAGACAAGACGCGCACCAAGTTTCATGAGAAAGCACGGAAGATCGGAACACCGAGCGAAGTGCATCGTGAAATCGTCGAGGCGTTTGTTGAAGACCGCCTCACAATTCAACCCCCTGTAAACCGTAACCCTCTGGAGAAAATTTATGTCACTCGAACTCAAGATTGAAGCCCTGACTGCCGCTGTCACCGCATTGACCGCACAATTGCAATCCGGCAATGTAGCAGCACCCGCACCTGTTGCACCAGCACCAGCCCCTGTGGTACAAGCTGCCCCTGTCGCCGCTGCCCCTGCACCAGTTGCAGCACCTGCACCCGTGGCCGCTGCTCCAGCCATGCCAGCGCCTCCCACCTTCGCAGCCCCTGTGGCCGCACCTGCTGCCACTGGCGCACCGTTCTCTGACCCCAAGGGCTTGATCGACTATGTGATGGGTGCCTACAAAGCACTCGGCCCACAAAAAGGTGCCCTGATCCAAGGCGTCTTGACTGGTCTGGGCTACCAGAACATCAACGATGTAAAGCCCGAGCACTATGCTGCACTGCACACTGGCGTTGAGGCACTGAAGTGAGCGATCACGCCAAGCTGTCCCCATCGAAGCGCAGCCGCTGGGCTTTGTGCCCCGGCAGCATTCGAGAGGAGGCCAAGTACCCTGACACCGGTAGCGGCCCCGCTGCTGCCGATGGCACACACTCGCACACGTTGCTTGAGCACTGCATCAAGAACGGCTTGTCGGACCCAATGGATCAGGTGGGGGAAACCTTCACCGATCACGAGGGCACGTTCAAGGTGGACGCTGACCGCGCAGCCCGGGTTAAGACCGCCATTGAGTACATCCGTGAGCGATCCATGAACGGGATGTTTAAGGTCATCTCCGAACAGAAGGTGGACCCCGAGTTCCTGCTGGGTCGCAAAGACCTGTCGGGCACTGTGGACTGCCAAATCATCGGCCCTGACTGGATCGAATTGATCGACTACAAGGACGGCATGGGTGTGGTGAGCGCCGAGGGCAACATGCAGCTTGAGCAGTACGCCTATGGTGTGCTGGCTGGCTACAAGCTGCCCGTGAACGGTGCTTACCCATTCAACACCCATCGCATGACGATCATCCAACCCAAGCTGGCGCTGAAGGGCATGAAGCCGATCACTTCACACGAGGTGTCGGTGCGCTCTTTGCTCGACAACATGGGTACAATCATTGTGCAAGCCGCTGCCACTGACAAACCAGACGCGCCGCTTGTACCGGGTGAAAGTCAATGTAAATTCTGTCGTGCGAAAGGCTCTTGCGCCGCGCTGGCAGGTAACGTAATGAAGGAGGTAGGAATCATGTTCCAGCCAGTCGTAACCGAAACACTCGATGTCGCGCAGCAGTCTGCCGATAAAGACCCGGCCCAGATGGACGATGCCCAGATTCGTCAAATCATGGAAGCTGCTCCCCTGATGCGCCAACTCCTCGAAGCTGTGGAAAAAGAAGCCATGCGCCGCATGGAGTCAGGCATCTCGATCCCCGGCCTCAAACTGGTCAACGGTCGCGGCTCCCGTGCATGGGCGCTGCCCGAAGCCGAGATGGCCGAGAAGCTGGTCAAGATGGGCATCCCCAAGGGCGCGATCTACGAAACCAAACTCGTCACACCCGCCAAGGCTGAGAAGCTGACGTGGGAGAAGAAAGACGGCACCAAGGTGACGTTGACCGAGCGCCAACTCAAACGCATGGAGCAGGAGTACGTCAGCAAACTGGCGGGCAAACTGACCGTGGTCCCCGAGTCTGATGGCCGTCCGGCTGTCATCATGAATGCTGCGCCGCTGTTCAGCGCAGTAGAGGCAGCACCCGCTGCCGAATCCCTGCCCTCGTGGCTTTCTTAAACTGGAGTAAATGTAATGTCTGAAATCATCTTTTTGTCGAACGTCCGTCTGTCTTTTCCCCATCTCGCTGAACCACAGCGCCAGATCAACGAGCAGACCGGCAAGGAACGCATCTCGTACAACTGCGAGTTCATCATGCCTGAGAGCCACCCCGGCTTCGCTCAGTTCATGGCCCGCTACGGTGCTTTGGCACTGGACAAGTGGAAAGAACACGCCCAAGCTGTCATGGGCATGATCCAGCAGGATCGCAAGACCCGCTGCTTTGGTCGTGGTGAGGAGAAGGTCAACAAGAAGACCTTCCAGCCGTATGACGGCTACGCAGGCCATGTGTTCATCACCGCAGGCCGCGACACCGCACCTCAGATGATCCAAGCCGATGGTCAGCCCATCGACCCCACCAACACGATGGCGTATCAGCAGTTGGCCCGCAAGATGTATGGCGGTTGCCGTGTCAACGCTGCGATCAAGCCTTGGCCGCAGGACAACAAGCATGGTCGTGGCATCCGCTGCGACTTGATTGCTGTCCAGTTCGCCGCTGATGACACGCCCTTCGGTGAAGGTGCTGTGGACGCCTCGGGCATGTTTGGTGCTGTGGCCGGTGCTCCCGCTGGCATGTTTGTACCTGCTGCTGCCCCAGCGCCAGCAATGCCTGCCGCACCGTTTGGCGCACCCACAGGTCTGCCTTCGTTCTTCGGCCAGTAATTGAATCGGGGCCACTGCCTCTGGGGGTTCCCGGGGGACCGGCCAGTGGCCCCACCTACCCGGTAACCGTAATGAGTAACGACTATGTATTCGACATCGAAACCTATCCCAACGTGTTCACGCTGGCAGTGGAACACGCAGAAGCACCTCTGCACTGGATGTTCGAGATCAGTGACCTACGCAACGACAGTCGTCAGATCATTGAGTTCCTCCAGTTCCTCAAGGACACCGACTCACGCATGGTCGGCTTTAACAACTTGGGGTTCGATTACCCTGTGATCCACACCCTTGTTCGCATGGGTCAAAGTGACGCCAACACGCTGTACCAAAAGGCGATGGCGATCATCAACTCGCAAGACGAAGACGGCAGCAAGTGGATGCACATGGTCAAGCCCTCGGACCAGTTCGTGCAGCAGATCGACCTGTTCAAGATTCATCACTTCGACAACCGCGCCCGATCCACCAGCCTCAAGGTGCTGGAGTTCAACATGCGCAGCGACAGCATTGAAGACCTGCCGTTCCCCGTGGGCACTGTGCTCAACCGTGAGCAGATCGAAGTGCTCAAGTCTTACAACAAGCACGATGTGGCGCAGACCAAGGCGTTCTATCACCACACGCTTGACATGATCCACTTCCGCGAAGAACTGACGCGCAAGTACGCCCGGGACTTCATGAACCACAACGACACCAAGATCGGCAAAGACTACTTCACCATGAAGCTGGAAGAAGCCGGTGTCGCATGCTACGACTTTGGCCCCAAGGGCCGCACACCTCGGCAAACCAAACGCCCGGTGATCCACCTCAAGGACGCCATCCTGCCGTGGATCAACTTCGAGCATCCTGAATTTAACCGGGTGATGAACTGGCTCAAGGCTCAGACCATCACCGAAACCAAAGGGGTCTTCACGGACCTCACAGCAGCAGTCAATGGATTCACTTTTGTCTTTGGCCTTGGGGGAATCCACGGCTCTGTCGAGTCTGAAGTCATCGAGTCTGACGGTGAGTACGTCATCGTGGACTTGGATGTCACTTCATACTATCCAAACTTGGCAATCACGAATGGGTTTCACCCGGCCCATCTCGGAAAAGAGTTTGTCAGCATCTACAAACACCTGTTCGAGCAGCGCAAGCAGTACCCCAAGAAGTCCGCAGAAAGCGCGATGCTGAAGCTGGCGCTGAACGGTGTGTACGGTGACAGCAACAACCAGTTCTCGATCTTCTACGACCCGCTGTTCACCATGAGCATCACGCTCAACGGCCAACTGCTGCTGTGTCTGCTGGCCGAGGGGTTGATGCACATCCCCGGGCTGCGCCTGATCCAAGTGAACACGGACGGCCTGACTGTGCGTGTGCCCCGGGCCAACAAGATGCTGGTCGATCTGGCCCGCGCTGCATGGCAGTCGCGCACCGGGCTGAACCTTGAGGAAGCTGTCTACAAGGCCATGATGATCCGCGATGTCAACTCGTACATCGGCGTGTTTGAAGACGGCAGCACCAAGCGCAAAGGTGCCTACGAGTACAAAGTCGGCTGGCACCAGAATGCAGGTGGACTGGTGGTACCCAAGGTGGCCGAGAAGGTGCTGGTCGAGGGCGCACCGATCCGCGAGACAGTCGAGCAGTGGCCCGACATCATGGACTTCATGCTGCGCACCAAGGTGCCCCGCAGCAGTCACCTTGCAATCGAGTGGGACAACCAACAGCCGCAAAAGATTCAGAACATCACGCGCTACTACATCTCCGAAGGTGGTGGCCGCTTGTTTAAGTACATGCCACCCCTCAAGGGTAAGACCGAGTGGCGCAAGATTGGCGTCGAGTCGGGCTGGGGTGTGCGGGTCTGCAACGACATCAATGACGCTGGCAAGTCGCCAGTCGATTTCGATTACTACGTCAGAGAAGTGGAGAAGCTATGTCTGGGTTTAGCGTGACTGAAGTAACAACCGAAGAACTTGAGGAGTGGAACAGAATGACAGCATTGAGCAAACAAGTGGCCGGTAACCACTACAAAGACCAACCGATTCAACCAGTTGAGTACATCCACGCCAACGCGATTGGGTACTTTGAGGGCAACGTGATCAAGTACGTTTCCCGCTGGCGCAAGAAGAATGGCATCGCCGATCTTGAGAAGGCCAAGCACTACATCGAGTTGCTGATCGAACTGGAAAACCGCAAAGAAGACGAGAGGTGCCAAGGTGCTTGAAAAAGACATTGAGAAAAAGGTCTGCGATTACGCCAAGACCAAGAACGTGCTGGCATACAAGTTCACCAGCCCTGCCCGTGCCGCTGTGCCGGATCGTCTGTTCATCGGACCCGATGGGCGCATGTGGTTTTGCGAGTTCAAACGCGAGGGTCAAGTGCCCACGCCCGCGCAGTACCGAGAACACGACAGGCTTCGGCAACAGATGGTCAACGTATTCGTGATCGACAACGTGGCCGAGGGTAAGTTGATGGTTGACGTGATGGTGATGGGATGCTGACACCTGACCTGCTCCACGACTACCAAAAGAAGGCGGTCAACTTCCAGTCCACGCACCCCAACTCGATGCTGTGGCTCGACATGGGTCTGGGCAAGACCGTGATCACCTTGACCACACTGGCCCACCTGATCCGCACCCAGTTCCTGCGGGGTGTGATCATCGTGGCTCCCATCCGAGTCATCCGACTCGTGTGGAGGCAAGAGGCTGCGAAGTGGGAACACACCAAGCATCTTAAGTTCAGCATGGTGGCGGGCACCAAGGACCAGCGCACCCGCGCCCTGCTGCGCCCCGCTGACGTGTACATGATCAACTACGAGAACCTTGGCTGGTTGGCCGAGACTCTCCAGACCTACTTCGTCAAAAAGGATCGCCCCATGCCGTTCAACGGGATCATTTGGGACGAGATCAGCAAGATGAAGAACAGCGCCACGAACCGGGTCAAAGCGTTTCGCAAGATCGCAGATCAGTTCGAGTGGACCACCGGCCTGACCGGCACCCCGGCCAGCAACGGCTACAAAGACCTGCACGGTCAGTTCCTCGTGGTGGACAAGGGTGAGCGTCTGGGCACCAGCAAGACAGCGTTCCGCACCCGGTTTTACAAGAAGGCCGGACCCTACAAAGAGGTGCCCTATGAGGACACCGAGGACACCATCAAGAAGCTGATCGGTGACATCACGCTTGAGATGTCAGCCGAGGACTACAACCCGCTACCTGACCTGATCGTCAACAACATCGAGATCGAGATGCCCGATGAGTTGCGGGCCAAGTACGACAGGCTGGAGAAAGAGTTCTTCATGGTGCTGGACAGCGGCAAAGAGGTCGAGGCGTTCAACCAAGCGGCTCTCACAAACAAATGCTTGCAGTTCTCCAACGGGGCCATGTACCCCATCGCCGGGATGCCCTTGTGGGAGCCGGTTCACGACATGAAGCTGGACGCGCTGGAGGACATCATCGACGAAGCCCAAGGTTCGCCCATCCTGTGCGCCTATGCGTACCGGTCTGACGCCCAGAGGATCATGGAGAAGTTCAAAGACCTGCGGCCCATCAACCTGACAGAGTGCAAGACCGAGGCGTCACTGACCAACGCCATGCACCGCTGGAAGACTGGCGACTGCCAACTCATGATCGGCCACCCGGCCAGCATGGGCCACGGCATCGACGGCTTGCAGAAGAACGGCCACATCCTCGTGTGGTATGGCCTCAACTGGTCGCTGGACCTATACGAGCAGTTCAACGCCCGTGTGCGCCGTCAGGGTCAAGGGGCACCGGTCATGTGCCACCGCATCTTGATGCAAGACACACTAGACCAAGCACAAGCACTGGCCCTCGACGAGAAAGCCACAACCCAAGCTGGGCTGCGCAACGCAGTCAAACAATACCGTCAATCCAAAGGAGTATGAACATGAGCACTGAAGCAATTGAACTCTGGCACAAACGTGCCCGCCCTGAACCCACCGCTGCCGACTTCAACGTGCAGCTTGGGTGCCACTTCGAGGAGATCGAGGAGATGATGCGATCCATCGACACCAGTGATGATGAACTGTGGCATGACGTGCGTTTGCAGGTGTTGACGCTGGCTAAATTGCTCAAGATCAACGAACTCAAGGCCACCATCAATGACCGCAACGAGTTCCTTGACAGCATCGCCGATCAAGTTGTCACGGGTGTGGGTGCAGCATATTGCGCAGGCATGAGAGCCGCTGTGGCCTGTGATCGCGTGAACGCAAGCAACTGGTCCAAATTTGACCACAACGGCCAGCCTATCCGTGACGCCAACGGCAAGATCAAAAAGGGTCCAAATTATCAGCCGCCAGTGCTTGACGGCCTCTACTAAAAGTGTGATACACTTGTTGCACATCAACCAAAGGAGTAACTGTAATGATCCGTGAACTTGTCAACTGGGTGAAGAACGCATACACCACACCAAGCGCCGAAGCACTGGCACTGCGCGAGTTGGAGGACAGCAAGCGCAGGCTGCTGGAGGCGCAGACAGCGCGTGAGTACGCTGACAGCATGTGCAAGTACCGCGAGGCGCAGATTAAGCGCCTGACGGCCTATTTGCACAACGCAACAGAGACGCAATCGTGATGTGGCCCTTCCCTCCCCCCGGTGGCCCAGTGCCGTGGACTCCACAGCAGGAGTCCGAGTACCAGCGCCAGCAGCGCAGCCAGCTACCGGAGGCACCATTTTGAACAGTCTCAACCGTGGGCAGCGGGTCATCGACACCACTGCCGCCATTGTCGAGTTTGGCGAGATCACCGCGAGTGAGTTGGCCGAGTATCTGGGCATCACCCGATACGACGCCCACGCTGTGCTGAACCGCATGAACAAGCGAACCAAGGCCGGACTCAAGCGCATCTATGTCGTGCGGTACATCGACGACCACGATGGTGCCCGCACCTATCCTCGGGCTGTCTTTGCGCTGGGTGACAAGCCTGATGCCAAGAAGCCCAAGGCTGACCAGCTTGCCGTCAAGCGCAGGTACTACGCACGGATGAAGTCGCGCACCACCATGAACAGCGTATTCAACCTCGGGATGCAATGGAGAGCAGCATGAGAAAACGCAGCAAGTACAGACCAAAGCCCGTGCTGGTGAACCCACTCGGGTACGTCATTGAGTCCATGACACCCGTGACCAAGCATGACAACTTTCTGCTGGACCTCAAAATCAAAAACAGCGAGTCAATGGTGTCATTGATGCAGGGCCGCGCTGTTAAATCCGACATGGATATTCTGATTGCCATGTCGAACGTCACCGAGGCACTGCACCAGATGGGGTTTGGCGCGGAATACAAAGATGTCTGCGTTGACGGAAGGTTTGCAATCCTGAAGATCATTGACCGCGCCCGACAGCACGGCAGGTTCACACCCACGGGGCCGGAGATTCAGACTCTAAACCTGCTTATGGAACTACACGATGCTCAAATGGACGTGATCACAGTGCGCGACATTGAGAAGGCGCTGGCGCTGGTGAAGTTCAAGATTCGGTACGACAAAGACACAATTAAATTGGCAAAGGTGCCGGAGGTGACAACATGAACTGCTGTGACGAATACGGAAATTGCAACCAAGGGCGTGATTGCCCAGTGCGAGTGGCAAAAGTGAAACAACGGTACGCGAAGTACCCGGAAGGGAAATACGTACCCTACCTGACCCGGCACCTCAAGCGGCTGGCCTACTGGATGCTGATGGCTCTGATTGGCCTGACAGTGTGGCCGGTGCTGGCTTATTTGGTCTTGCGGGCGTAGAACAGGGTGCGGTCACCGAACAGATAGAACCCAACGGCACCGGCAAAGTTGTCCACGGACTCGCTGTCGATGCTGTTGATCTTGAGGTAGGCCCAAGTGCCCAACACAATGACCCCGACAGCGGGGCGCATCAAGCGCACAGCAGCCTCAACCCAAGGGTATGAGGGGTTGGTGCCACCGGCATCATTCATCGCCTTGAACATGTTCAGATCGAGTTCGCGCATCTTGACGTACTCGTCCACGTTGACAGGTTTGTAGGTGTCTGTCTGGATGAATCGACCGATCAGGGATTTCCCTAAGTCAACGGCCAACGGGCCAAGTGCTGCGAGGATGGTCAACGGGTCCATTACGGGTACTCCTTGCGGGGCAGTTGAAAGTGTGGGCCGTCTTTGAACGTGCGCCAGCCGCCACCCCATTCGATTGGCACCCCGACCTGTTTGGATGCTTCTTGCATGGCTGCGTTGATCTTGGCGTACAACGGCCACGACCAGTCAACCTGATCATCGACCCACGCGCCCAGATCAACAGCTTTGGCAAACCCATCGGCACCGGGGATGTGGCGCGAGTTCATTGTCTGACTGGCCCCCGACTCCACCAGCTTCTTTTGGCGAACCGCATCGCGGACACCTTCAAGCACGGTGAAGTCCACAGTGGTCAGTTGAATGGCCTTCTCGACCACCTTGACCAGATCGGGGTGAACACCCTTGAGTCGCGCTTTAGATCGGACACCAAGGCTGTACATCTCAGTGACCTTTGATCCAACTTAGGGCAAACCCTATGGCGCTGGAGATGAATGAAACAAAGGCCATTCCGGCCCAGAAGCCACCGCGCCCTTGGTTGGCGAGGGCCACAAGGTGCTCGACATGGCTTTCCATCTTGTCGATCTTGGCACTCATTTCGTCGAAGCGGCGCTCGTAATTCTGAACGCGCTCCCACAAAACGCCGTACTTTACTGGGTCAATCTCAGCCATGTCTACTGCTTCCATGATGAAGGGTGCCTGTATTTTAACTATTTTTGCTTACCGAACAAACTCGTTTTCGACGAATCGCTCTGGTGCCAGCATGTTGACACCGGCAGCAGTTGTGCCAGTGACAGCGGCCCTAGTCGGGGCACCCCATTTTGCCGGATCGGCCATGATTTGCAAAACACGGTTGCGCTCGGCAGCGGGTAGCGACTCCAGCAACTGAGCAGCACCCTCGGGTGTTTTCAGGGCTTCGGTCAAAGTCGCCATTGTCTTGGTGCCGATCTTGGTTTCCAAGATGTTCAGCGCCTTGTTGGTCGTCGCGGCCACGGCACTCAGGTAGGACGGCAGACGGAACTTGCTCATGTTCTGGAGCAGCAGTTCTTTCAGGGCCACCTGACCACCTTCGACTTGGGACTTGATGTTGGCGTTGCGGATGACCTTTGCGGCCTCGTTTTCCAGCGGTGCCAGTGTGTTCTCGGCCAACTCGACAGCGATGTTGTACTTGCCCGGGCCGAGAATCTTCTCCACGGCTTCTGGGGACTCATTCTGCACGAGGCGTACAAAGGCGTTCTTGTCGGTCTTGAACAGACGCAGGGCTTCACCGGTCAACTGCTTTTCGGCAATCTTCTGGGACATTTGCGCGTGTTGCTTGAGGTAGTCGCGGTAGCCTGCACCACCTGCGGCCTCGATGGCATCGTCAATCACCGGCTTCACACGGCTCAAAACACCGGCTGCGAGGTTGCGCTGGCTGGTGGCGTCCATACCCGGGCGAAGCTGCTGGATCGCGGCATTGACCGAGTTCTTGCGAATGGCATCAAGGGCGCGGGCGTCGATGACACCACCACTGCTGGTCCATTTGGCAATGTCGTCGCTGACGTTACGCATGGCACCCAGCAACACATCGTTGCCAGCGAACTCGGGATTGTTTGCCACGGTCTTGAGGCTGCGCACCAGTGGCTCACCTTCGAGGGGTTTGATACCCACGGAGCGCAGAGCGCCAGCAGCCTGATCGGCAAACCGAGCACCTTGGCCCAGATCGAGGGAGGCGTCAGCGGCTTTGTTGGCCCAGTCGCCAAAGGCTTTCTCAGCCAACTCGCCCGAGTAGGTGTACTTGGTCAGGCCGACAGGCAGATCGCGTTTGATCAGGTTCAGACGGGCACTGGCGTTGGCAATGTCGCCCAGTTCCATAAGGCGGCGAACTTCCTGCACCTTGGCAGCAGCCTGCTCACCGAGGTCAGCAGACAGACCTTCCAGACGGGCGACTTCTTTACCGAGGTTGGCACGAGTGAGTGCGCTTTCTCGCATGGGGCTGGTGATGCTACGGGCAGCTTCCTTTGCACCTTCCGTGGTAGCCCGGACATCTGCGGCTGTTTTGCCACCGGCCAGCTTGGACAGGGCGTTAAGCGACACATCGCCTTGGGACTTCTCCAGCGCCGACAGGAAGCGGGGATCGCGGGCCGTGGCTCGGTCGATCAGGGCTTGGAATGTGGGGCTGTTGATGTCGGCTGCGGCCTGCGCTGCGCTCATACCCTTACCCTGCCCTGCCTTGAGTGCGTTGAGCACTTCGGGCAAGTCTGGGCCAAGGGCGTTGCGGGCGATGTCGGCAGCTTTGTTCTTGGGAATCTGGCGCAGGTCGGCCAGCTTGCCCACACCTTTCGCCAACAGCGGGCCAGCCACACGGCCACCAGCTTCAAAGGTTGCACCCTCAAGCACGTTGCGCACAGGTTCTACGACTTGGGCTGCACCCTGACGAGGTGCTTTCATGCCCATCGCCACATCGGCCAGTTCCAAGCCTTCCTTGGCAATACCGTAGCCCAGACCAGCACCACCTACGATGCCAGCCGGACCCATTGGTGTGCCCAGCAGACCGCCACCAATTGCACCACCAGCTTCGAGAAGCGGGGCGACAAAGGGACGTGCGGCCTGATAGACGCGCTGACCTGTGGTCAGTTCTTGACGGGCACCGGGCATACCCTCGGACGCAGCCGTGCGGGGACGCAGCGACTCAGGCAGTTCCGGCGATGCTGGCGCTGCCGCCGTCAACACGCCAAACTTCTGACGAATTGCATCCTGTGTCGCAGGGTTGGCTTTCGTGAAGTTCGGGTCTTGTACCGAGAACTTGTCAAAGATCGCCTGCTTCGTGGCTTCGTTGGCGTTGACGTAGTTGGGGTCGGTAAGGATGGAGGCCAGATTCGCCATGTTCTTTCCTTACTTGAGCAACGGGTTGCTTGTGTCCACACCACCGGCAGCGGGAGCAGCGGGTGCGCCGCCACCACCTGCGCGAGAAGCGCGAGATTGAGCGTTCGACACACCCTTGCGGATCACGTCTTGCAGGTCCATTGCGGCGCGGATGAATTCCTTCTCGTCTGTCGAGGTGGACATCCGGTTGATGGCGTCCGTACCCTTCTGGCCTTCTTTTTCCGTGATGGCACCGCCACCCTTGAGCGACTCGAAGGCTTCAAGGAACGAAGCACCCTTGATCTGGTCAAAGCGGGACATGAAGCCAGCGGCATCGGTGCCGGGAATGAACCGTGCACCGGGGAGCCATGTGGCACCCACGGCGTTTTGGAAACCGGGGTGGGTTTTCTCACCTTTGAGCAATTGACCGGTCTTCGAGTCGCGCTTGCCGATCAATTCGTCGATCAGGCGCATACCCTCCTCGGCACGACCAATGACCTTCGGCAGCGCCTGTTGTGCAGCCACGTCACCCTTGGCGATTGCTTCACCAACGGCTCGTGCGCCACCCATGCGCTGCTGGAACTCTGGGTCGGCATCACGACGAGCGTTTTCCTCAAGCACGGCAACACGGCGACCTTCAAGGCCGATGCGCAGACCTTCGTTCTTGATGCGCTCGGCTTCACCGGGGGCCATTGTCTTGGTCTGAGTGCCGATTGTTTTTAGTTCACCGGTCAGCGGCGCAAAGGTGCGCGACTCGACTTTACCGCCAAGGTCCGTGGTGGACAGTTGCGGCTTGTTCAGTTCCATGAACTTCTCGGTGCCCAGCTTGGACTCGTTGATCAAGCGGTTCAGACCACCGGGGGTCTGCAACAACTGCTGAATGCGCTGCATCGACTGGTCCACCGTGATACCACGGGCTTCCAGTGCCTTGCCAATCACGGGGTCAGCATGGTTGGCTTTGTGCCACTGCATGTACGCCTCGGCAGCGTTGGGCGAAGTTGGGTCGATTGTTTCAAGGAACTGGCGCGACTGTTTCAGCTTGCTGTCAAGCAAGTCAACCTGTGCCTTTTGCTGCTTGGTTTTTGCTTCACCAAGTTCCAACAGACCCTTTTCAATACCCGGCAGCTTGGAGCCGAAGCCACCAGTCGAGAGTGACCCGCGCAGCTTGTTGACATCCACTTCACCGGTCTGTGGGTTGTACGCTTCAGCGTATGCACGGTTCAACGCATTGGTCGATTCCTGCTCACGCTGAAGATTCTGCATCTGCAACTGGGCCAGTTGGTTCTGCTGCTGTGCGCCTTGGATCGCGGCCACGCGACCATACTGAGCCAGCGGGTCTTGCAGTTCGATGCCTTTGACAGCAAGGGCGATATTTGGGTTGATGGGCATGATGAGTCCTTACAGGCGACCGCCGCCAAGCGAGTAATCGACTGGTGCCATCTGAGTGGTTTGGTAAGAATAGCTTGGTGCAGCGGTGGGCTGCGGAGCCAGTCGATTCATCATCTGCTGACCCTGATAGTAATTCAGGCCGGTGTTCAGAGCACCCGTCAGTGCGTTGGCACCACCCACGTAACCCGAGGCCCGCGCCGCAGCACCACTCATTTGGGTTTCGCCGATGTTCTGAGCAGCCTGCATACCAGCTTGACCAATCTGCTGCGCTGTGGTTTGACCCACACCGGCCAGCGATTGCAAAGGCTGGAGTCGGGCAGCGCGTTCAGTCTGATACCGGTTGAATGCGTTTGTGTATTCTTGCGATGCGAGGTCTTGACCGAATCGCTGAACGCCTTTAAGAGTGGCACCGGACAGCAGACCACCACGAGCAGCAGCGGACCGCTCCAGTCCTTTCATGCCCTCAGACATGCGAAACGAGTAGCCCGGGTCGGCTTGAAACTGAGCCATGCCGAAGTTTTGATAATCAGTCAGTGGGATCAGTTTATTGAGTGCCTGCTCACCGGCCTTGCGCCAAGGTTCCGACAGTTCAACCTGTCGTTCAAACATGCGCTCTTGCCCTTCGGCGGCACGATCAGCGGCAGCAGCCTGTGTGGATGCGGCACTTTTTGATGCGCTACCGCCAATTAACGCACTGCCGACTACGGCACCAGCTACCCAAAATGTCATGGTGACACCTCAATTTGTTTGTTCTTGACCGTGTTGCCCAAAGCATACATCGAATCGGGTTCCACCTCAACCAACTCGGCCTCGGCTTCCTCGACCGTTGTCGCCTCGATGGCGTGAAACGTCATGCAAAGCGCGTCAGTGATTGCGTACACCGCCCGCTTTGTCCCGGGTTTGCTCTGAAACAGATGAGGCCCGGTGACCTCTTGCACATTGCCTTCGCCGTCCGTGATCGCCACGGTGCCTGACACGATGAGGTACAAGTGCTCTTTTTTATGGATCGCGCCAACTACCAACACACCAGCATGACGAAACACCTCGCGGCAGTACATGCCGCCATGAAAATAGTGCTTTGTCTCAGGCTCGTACTGTGGCAGTTTTGACAGTTCCTGTTGGAGCGATTCTACCTTTTGCCGCATCATTTGAGGCGGCGCAACGGCGAACCCTTCTCCATAAGTCACTGTCATGTTCACTGAGTCACCTCACGGCCACTGACGCGCATGTTGATGGCGCTGGCGGTTCCAGCGATTGTACTGATGAAGTCGCCGGGGTTCAAAACCTGTCCGACCAACTCGGGGAAGGTGTACACCTCGGATGGCTGAAGCGTCTTGGTCTTGGTAATCAAGTTGCTGTTGCCAGCAGACCCGGCAGTTGTGACCAAGTTGACCGAGATTGTGGCAGCGCTGGCGCTGTAATTTGTCGCCGTGAACTTGTCGATGATCGCAGTCACGTTGCTGGCCGTGTACTGGGTTGTCTGGGTGTTCTCGACCGTCTTGGCCGGAACGATGTTTTTGACGATGACAGTCATTCGGGTTTCTCCTTATTCCAATTCCAACGAATTGTTGGAGTCGTATTGCGTCATTATCCAACTTGTGCCGTCAGACACCAAGGTGGCGTTGGCACCGGCCACTGCTTGTAGAATCGCGGTTCCCGCAGACCCACCAGCCAGCGGCACCACATTACTCGATGCTGACACGATGGTCTGTGCTTGGTAGTTCTGGAAGTGCAGAACCCGACCAATGCTGGTGCTGGGTGTGGGCAGCGTCACAACGCATGACGATCCCGACTTGTTGTTGATCAGCCATGTCTCACCAGCGGCAACGGTGAAGTTGGTTGTCTTGGTGATCGGTGCACCACCAGACCCAGCGATCACAGATGCTGCGGTGACGTTCTGCCAGATCGTGCCATTGTACTGAAGCAGGTCACCACTGACAGGCGACACGATGTTCACATCCCCCTCGAAGTCACCCAGCTTGCCACCAAAGGCAGGACGAATGAACAGCGACCCATTGGTGGCAGCATTTACCACTGCGGCCACAACCACTTTTGGGTTGGGTGCCGTGGGCACAGTTTTAGTCAAACCACCCGCAACGGCTGGGTTCAGGTACAAAATTTGCCCATCAACCCAAGTCTCTGCGCCACCCGTGGTGTTGATGCCGCGCACCAGACCGAAAGAGGTTACGTAACCCCAGCCGTTCGTGGCGATGTTCTCAGTCGCCACACCCATAACGTACAAGGCAGTCCCCGCCGTCAGGCCGGTGGCCGGAGCACCCTTGAGGGCACCCGAGGCACCCACGGTGCCGGTAAACATGATGACCTGACCCTCGGTAATCGTGGAGTCGGCCTTAATGCGGTAATACTGCTCCTCGCCGATCTGCTGTGTGGTTACGCCACCAGCCATGACGAGGTTGAGCGTCTGGTTACCGTCAGCTTCATCCCAGTACAAGGTACCGGGGGCGGTGGTCGGCATACCCGCTGGGGTCGTGTCAAACGTCACCCACGGCACGTTGCTCTGCTGAAGCTGGCTCATGGTGCCCAACTCAGGACGCACCTGAAGCGCCAGCGCATCAACCTGTTTTTGCAACTCAGCAATTTGCGCCAGCAGTCCATCCTGCGAGGGGGTGATATCACCAGCCACCTTTTCGATGATGGCGTTGATTTCATCAACCGTGAGGCTCGGTGGACCCTTCTGCACGTCATCCAGTGAGATACTGCTCCCGCCCTGCGATTGACTGAGCGATAACAGAAACAGATACCACGGCATCGAGACAAACCCTGTCTCCGGGTTCAAAAAAGGAACCCGTGGCTGCGTGATGGGAACGATTGTTGGGTTAGGCATTTGTTGGACTCAGCAACAGTTCAGCGCCCATGATGGCGATCTTCACGGGGTCGGTGCCCGACACCTCGTAAACGCGATCACGCAGCTTCATGGTCATGCCCAGCCTGCGCCAAATGGCACGGCGATAGTATTCGCCAATCTTGCCGATGCTGATCCAGTGTTCGTTGGACCACGTGTGGCCGCCATCGTCCGACCAGCGCAACATGACCTGTGGGTCGCTACCTTGACCAAGGTTTAACCCAGTGCCTGACTCGCAATCAAGCTGAAGGCTGTGGTGCGCGGTGCGCTTGAGGTTGTTCTGACCGGTGGGCAGTGCTCTCCACGAGCGCAGCCACTTTTGGATGCTGCCATTGTCCGAGTAGTCGTCCAGATCGAACGAATACACGTTGCCGTTTTGGTAGTCACCCACCATGACCTTGGTGCCAAAGAACGCTTGACAGTTGCTGCGGTGACGAGTGAAGTCACCATTGGCAAACCCGGCGCGTTCATGCCATGCCTGAGTTGCCACGTCGTAGACCCACGTGGTGTCTGCGGCTGGGAAAATTAGCACGTAGAAGCTGTGACCGTCTTGCTGGTAGGTGTACCCGATGGCGTCTGACAAGTCACCATACTGCTGGATGTGCCACTCGATGGCGTGGGTCGAGATGCGCTGACCCGAGTAGCCATTGGCCCGGTAAACCATGCCCTGACCACGGGCGTCCTTGCCCAGCCAGAACAGCCCGTTGTCCATCTTGGCAAGCGAGTAGGCAGCAGCGCAACCCAACTCGTTGAACGCACCTTGGATGCGCGAAAATGGAAAATCAGCGTTGCCGCTGTTGTACCAAACCTCGATGGAGTTGGTGCCGTAGACCCACAGTTGCCCGTGGTCCACGATGATGCCGACCACGCCGTCAGGAGAACCCTCGGCGCTGGCAAAGTCCAGTGGATCAACAAGAGTACCCTCAAGCAATGCAGTGACCCAGATTTTCTGGCTGTTTGGCTCGTTGAACACAAAGTAGCCGTCCAAGTAACCCACGGTCACAGCACCGGGAAAGTCCGGGTCGGTGATCTGCTGGAATACGTTGGTCAGCGAGTTGTAAATGAACGAGGGGCCGTTGCAAGCCACGAACAACTGGGTGCCGTTGTCGGCCATACTGACAGGCCCAGTACCTGACACGGTACCGATCAGGGTTACTGCGTAGGCAGGTGTCACCTTGTACAGTTGACTGCCGCTGACCACGTACAGGTTGCCAGCCAGCACCCACAGTCCACGAATGGGACCGTTGCCCACTGCCACCTCCAGCTTGAGGCCGGGGGCGCGGTTCAGAAACGCAGGCTCTTTGCCAGCCTCGGGCACGATCTCGGGGAACAGGTTGACCATGCGGGCATCCGCAGCGTTGACACTGCGGGCCACGTAAGATGATCCGAGAATGGGCGTCTTCATTAGAAGTTACCGGCGTAGATGTTGAACCGCTGACGATTTGCCACAACGGCGTAGGGCAGGCTCATGACATCGTATGGGTTGTTGATGCGCTTCAAGTTGCGCTTGCTGGTCATGGCGATGCGCTGCACCTGCGGTGAAGGCTCCACACCAAACTCGGGTGCAATCTCCATTGCCAAGTTGTAGGCAAAGGCCCGCATGTAGCCCGGTGGAAAGAACAATTCGGTACTGAGCAGCGCAGGCTGCGTCAATTCCTGCACCGAGATGAAGTGCCACTCCAAGACCTGCGTGGGTCGAGGGTAGACGTACATCTCCACGTTGGGAAATGTGTTGTTGACAAAGATGACCTGCGGAAAGGTCGATGTCGATGTCTTGACAGCAATGCCGTTGTACTGGTCTTGGTTGATGAACTTGATGCCATACGACACGCCACTGGGGGCTTTGTAGTAGGTACCGTCATCGAGTTGAACCGGGCGATTGCCCACAAAGTCACCAGTTGGGCCAAGGGTGCGCTTGATTTCGCCAGCAGGCCACGAGAAGATTTGATCTTGGGTGCAGAACACGGACAGACGCTCGGTGTTCCACGAGTCGATCATCTGGTTCATTGCGACCAGAGCGTCTTGACTTGTTGCCGCTGACGCCGTTTCACCTTCGGCAAGAATACCAAGCAGCCTGAGTGCTCGGTTGATCTGATCGCCAGCGGTATAAGCCATTTCAGTTTCCTTCGGATTCGTCGCTTGCCGAAGTCAGAAAAGACGGGACTTCGTTGGGCTGTTCGACAGGTTGTTCGGTCACTTTGCGAGTCAGCTTGTTGCGCACAGGCTTGTCTGCTTTTGGTGCCACCTCGACAGGTGTGTCAGGATTGTACCGTGTCCAGCCGTTTTTTTCATCTTCGGCGAGTTCAACATCGTTGATGGCTACTTTGGCACCGTGAATTGGGTGTACGAGGGTTACGTTCATTTGATTCTCCATGTGAAAACGGGGCCGAAGCCCCGTTTTACCAGTTGCTCAAAAATTAAGCAACGCGATATGCGGTCCAAGTGCCATCGCCGGTTTTACGGGCGAGGAATCGGGCCGATGTGTTGGCGCTGACAGCAGCCACACCAACGATGGTCCAGCCAGTGCCGACCACCAAAGTGGCAGCGTTGGTGCCGCCAATGTTGATGATGCCAAACTCAAATGCGGAGTTCACTTTCTGTGCGCTAGAAACGTCAGCTTCCAGATCGGCCACGGTGGGCAGAGTCAGGTTGACGGCAGCGCCAGTGTATGTGAACAGACCATTCGACAGTTGAGCACCAGTCAGAGTTGCTGCGGCTGTCAGTGCTACGGGAGCACCTTGAACCGTCAGATTAGCTTCGCCGATGTTGCCGTCACCGATTTGGTAACCGCCTGCGCCGTTAGGGAGTGCCATGATAATTTCCTCTCAAAGAATGATTTTGAAAACAGGGGCCGAAGCCCCCGCCTTGGATTAGCCCCAGATGCGGCAACCCATTTGTGGACGAATCGTGTTGTAGCCATACAGCACGTCAACACGGCAAGGCATGCGGTCGTTGTTGATGTCGTACTGACGAACAACACGCAGGCTGATACCGTTGTGAACGGCACGGCTTGCCATGTCAACGCCTTGTGGCAGCAACAGGTCAGCAGTGGCGAACGCAATGGCGTCTTTGTGGTACACCATGTTCTGTGGGTAGCTGGTCGAAGCAGCACCAACAAACACGACAGCCTTGCCAGTAGCAGGCAGGGACACCATAGTGCACAGGGCGTTACCAGCCGAGTACATAGGAGCCACGGTCACAGTAGCAGTGGTGCTGCTGGTCGAGGAGGCCAAAGCGACGAACTGGAACAACGAACCGGTGGACTCACGAGTCTGTGGGTTGGCTGCGAAGCAATCGGCGATGGTGAACACGTCACCAACAGCGATAGTTTCACCAGAACCGACAGTCAGGGTCAGAGTGGTTGCGCCTTCGGAGGTCACGGCAGCGCCGGTTGTGTTGCCAGTGGCAGCACGGGTACCGCAGGTGTGAACCTTGATCGACTGGCTCATGTTGACTTCTTCGTAGCCCAACACTTGCTCACCCATCATGCCGTTCTTGAACTGGCGAGAGATGACATCTGTGGGGTTGAAGAAACCAGACAGACCGTTGACCAATGCAGCGTTGGCGGCAGGGTTCACGGTAGCGTAACGAGGCGACATGGTGGCGGCGTTCTCGTTCAGCTTCTGCTGGGCTTGCAACAGCACCAAGGCAGTCGATGGAGCAGAGCCGGGGGTACCGACAGAGTTACCAATCAACTTGTATGCGTTGGCAACGTCAGCGTCCACAGTGGAGGCCAACTGGCTGATACGTGGCTTCAAGACACGCTCTGCGAAGTCGTCCAACTGCATGGTCAATTCAGCGGATGTGAAGTTGATGCCGATGTGCTTCTGGCTGGAAACAGTCAGAGTGGTGAACTGTTCGTTGTCGTCCTGAACTTGCAGGGCGGCACCGTCAGTGACCAAAGCGCGGTCGGGCAAACGGATACGCAGTGTAGAACCGATCTTGGCACCTTCAACAGCGAAGCTGTCGTCGTACTGGCGGTTCACGTTGCGGGTGATCACCAAGTTGTTCTCAAGAATTTCGAGAGACTTGCGGGTGATCATGTCAATGGTTAAGAGACTGTTACTCATGATGATTTCCTAAAATTAGCGGTTGCGGAGTGCCCGTGCCTTGTCGAGTTGTCGTTGACGCTCGGCAGCAATCCAGTCCGATGTGCTCATGCTTTTGACAGAACGAGGATCGGTGGTGTCAGTGACACCGGGACTTACTGCTCGTGCGGTCACCGGACGAATCGGGTCAGGCGCAGACGAGGTTTTCTTTTGGAAAGGTTCGGCACTTAATTTTGCCTCGACTTTACCAATCTCACGCGCTTGCAACAGTGGCGACAAGCGAGAAATGCGATCAGCTTCCTTGGGGTTGCTGCCCAGCCAGTATGCCAGATCAGGTCCAAGGTCAGACGCTTTGATGGTTTCGGCCATCACATCGGTGACGCGAAGGTTCGGGTTATACGCAACTTGGTCAAAGTCATCGTATTTGGACCGGGCCTCCTCCTCACGCTCTGCGAAGGTTTCTTCAATCTCAGCGCGTTGTTTCTGGATTTCCCGATGTTGGACCAATTTTTCAGCTTCGGCACGGATGAAATCCGCGTATGCCTGTGGGCTGTCAAATTGATCGGCAGTCGGAATCTCCGTTGGCGCGGCTGGCACGGGTGCCTGCTTTGCCTGCTGCTCACGTTCCCATTTGCGCTGTTCTCTTGCGAGGCGCTTGCCAATCATCGCGTCGATTTCAGCCTGCGAGTACTTCTTTTCCTCTTGGGTGCTACCGTCTTGATTCTCAGCTACTACCGGCGCATTTTGTGCATTGTCCGTGGTGGCCGTCACCTCGGGTGCTTGCGCGGAGTCAACTTCCGCTAAGGCTTGGACTTCATCAGTCATTTCATGTTCCATTGGAACCCCGGTGAACCTCACCGGTACGGTTGGGTTATCTTACAGCAGATTACTCTGGCTGTGCAACATTCGTTTGTGCAGCTTGTGCAGCCTTATATGCGGCCACAACGTCAGCAGTGTGCGTTGCCGCACAAATGGCTTTAACGCGGGCAGATTCGCCGTTGTAGTCGTCGCCGGGTGCGACAACGTGGCGATGAAAGTTGCCACTGATTTGCTTGCCATCTTCCATGATGGAGGTCTTTGTGCGTACCTGTACGCTGCCATTTTCCAAGATCTCGATGCGATCAACTACGGTTACTTTTTCCAGCATGATGCTCTCCTAGTATGGCCCAAGAATCCACTTGGGCTTTGGTTTAGTGAATGACTTGCCAAACAACACTTGAATTGTCTGCGCCCGATGAAGAATTAATGGTAAATGTACCGTTGCCAACAGACGCAACAGACAACTCACCAAGTGTTCCGCTGCTTCCGTATCGACTCACCATGATGTTGTCGCCGCTGTTGCAGTCAGAAGTGACCACGGAAACGGTTCCAGAGGCAAGAGTGGATCGACCAAACAGCAAGCCGTTGCGGGTAACGTTGCCGTAAGCGTTAAGCGACAAGTTACCGCTTTGGTTCAGATAGTTGGTATTTTTCTGCACCTTGTTGTTCGCAAGCACAACATTACCAGACTCATTAATTGCAAATGCAAAGTTATATCTCTGGACAAAGTTGTTCTCAACAGTCAACGTTGTGTTTGTTGGGGTCGTAGACCTCAAGTTGACAGCAATGCCTTGATTGGCAGAAAGAGTTGTAGTTGCATCAAGTGTGTTGTTTGAGATGTTGAACGCGCCCACGTACGCAGTGGTTGTAATAGCGGTGTACTGAATTTCAATAAACCCGTTTTCACCCCTGCTGCTGATTGTGTTATTTGTAATGTCAAGGTCATTGAAATACGAATCTGCTTGTGCGCCATAGCTAGACGCAATGCCCGGCATATGTAAAGCATTAATAATCCCACATGCGTTGCCGCTGGTCGATACAGACTGGTTGTTGGCAATTTTGACGCCATTGAACGGGCCTTGAACTGTGACCATCCGTATAAAGTTGACCATTACATTGGACTCAATGATCACGTTTTCAGTCCAAGCGCCCCAGTCGTAAGCAAACACACCAATGCACGTTGCAACACGTACACCCCCGTCATTGACGAAAACGTTATTGGAAACAACAATATTCCGGCAAATTGTGTTGGCTGTTGGAAGAAAAGCAGCACCGGATTGCAGTGCCATCGTGTTGCTATCAACTTCGCAGTTGGGGCTTATCTCAATTTGGTTGTTTGAAATTATCCCACCATTGCAAGTGCTCAGTCGCATGAACTCAGCCATCGTGTTCTTGGACACGCAATTCGTGACCGTCACGTTGTCAACGTCATAGTAGAAGTCGATCACGCCAAGTCGGTGCGTACCCGTGTTATCCCTGCCGCAATAATTGAACGTGCAGGTATCAATGGTGATGTACTTGGTGATGCCACTTGCGAAGATGCCGCAAGCATTTGTCGCAGGACTGGTGTTTGCTGCGTTGTCAAAGTCGCAGTTTGTGACCTTGATTGCCGAGCTAGTTTGAAACAGCAAATGTTCTAGCTTTTGAGTTTGTGTTTGTAACGGTGAGGTAAAGCGGCAGTCCGTAACAATAATGTTTGAAGTGCCCCGAAAGAAACCAGCAACGGTGTACAGATTGACAAATGAACAATCGCGTATTGTTATGTTTTGGGCGGTGTTATAGACGTACACACCGCAGTTAAACACATCATCAAAATCAGCAGGCGTGTACAACGGCATTGACTGCATTTTGGCGTTAAATGTAAACCCCAAAA